AACTTTATTTTGAAAATAAAATTGATTTAAGTGAAGAAGATAGACTTACCATATTGACTGATGCTGGAAAAAATGGTATATTTGAAAATGAAATAGTACCATTGGACTCACCATTCCCAATTAGCGAGAATGAATATGCGGTCTTTATAATGGAAAACGAAACTGTTAAAAAAATTGTTTTTAAATGAAGAACTTATTTATATTTGATTTTGATGATACTTTAGCACATTCTGAAATTCCTGTATTTGTCAAAATGAAAGATGGGAAAACAAAAAGACTAACATCAAGAGAATTTGCTAAACATAAATTAGAACCTGGTGATCTTTTTGATTTTTCAGAATTTAATAAATTAATAAAAACTGCAACACCCATTGAACACAATGTGGAGTTACTAAAAAGTGCCCTATCTAAAAGAAACAATAAGGTCACTATATTAACCGCTAGAGAATTGCCATATCCTGTTACATATTGGTTAAAAACAATGTTAGGTTTAAATGTATATGTGGTTGCCGTAGCTGGATCTGATCCTAATCTAAAGAAAAATTACATTGAAAAAGAAATTAAAAAAGGATATAAAAATGTATTTTTTATCGATGATAATGTTGCCAATATTATGGCGGTCGATACTTTAAAAACCAAATATCCTGATGTAAACATCGTAACAAAAGTTGCTGAGAAGGATATAATATCTGAATCTCATAACTCATTAAGGGAACTAATTAAGAATCAACTTAAAAAAATTAAGTAAAAATGTTGTATATCTTAAAAATAGTTATTACCTTTGTAGTGTAACAAATAAATAAAAACTATGTCAATTATTAATCCTGATTTACATTACGCCTTAATAGGTGATAATCCCGTCTTTTCAAAAGAAATCAAAAATGATTTTGATGATTTTACTTTAGTTCCTGAAACAATTAGTTCTGTTAATTCAAGAAAAGAAGTAAACGCTTTTATAATCATTAATGGTGAGAAATTTTTACCATTAATGACTGCACCTATGGATACAGTAATTAATGAAGAAAATTTAGACATTTTTGAAAAAAACAAAATTATCACTTGTTTACCAAGAGGGGAAAATATGTACTCTTATCAGGAGAATGTTTTTCCTTCGATATCATTGGACGATGCAAAACAATTACTCACTGAAGAGTGTCATGAGTATACCTCTTACTATTGTATTGATATGGCAAATGGTCATATGGAAATGTTGTATGATGTAGTAAAAGAATTATCAGATAAAAGACCTGACATAAAATTAATTGTTGGTAATATTGCAAATCCAAAAACGTACAACGTATTTGCCACATTTGAAAATGTTTGGGGTGTTAGGGTAGGTATTGGTGGCGGTGGTGCATGTACTACTTCGGCAAATGTTGCAGTACACTATCCAATGGCATCGTTAATTGAGGAGTGTTATAGAATTAAGGTTTATCATAATCACGATGCAAAAATTATTGCGGATGGTGGTATGAGAAAATATTCAGATATTATTAAAGCACTTGCATTAGGTGCTGATATTGTCATGATAGGTTCACTCTTTAATAAAACACTACAAAGTTGTTCCACCACCTATCTATGGAAAACTTTTAAAGTTTCAGGTGATTTAGAAAAATGGTTATTTACTAATAAATTTAATTTATATAAAAAATTTAGAGGAATGTCAACAAAGGAAGTCCAAAAGGATTGGGGTAAAAAGAAGTTGACGACATCTGAAGGTATTGTAAAGTGGAATGAGGTTCTTTATGATCTCCCTAAATGGGTTGAAAATTTTGAGGATTATTTAAAATCCGCAATGTCTTACACTTCATCCACAAATCTCATTGATTTTAAAGATAGTAAAAAAGTTCTTATTTCAGCCAGCGCGTATCGTAGGTTTAGCAAGTAATGTTTAAGCGCAACATTACAAAAAAAGGGGGTATATACCCCCTTTTCATTTATTATACCTTAACGTATCACTTACTTCTTTGTTGGTAATAGTTTAGGTTCTACTTTTTGTGTGGCAGTGATACGGAAATAAATTGCTGCGGCTGCACCTACTAATGTAAGTACGTCATTCATAGTTGCACCAAAATCAAATCCTAATACTTTGGAAAGGAATGGGGCTATGGTTAGGAGAACTGCCCAGATCGTCCTAGATTGTAGCCATGATTTTACATCTGTCATAGTTTATGTGTTTTTTACTATAAATATCTTTTGATAGTAAAAAATGCAATAAACTTATATTATGCAATAAAAAGCAACAAAATAAGACCTGATATTATAAATGGGGTAATCTTATTAATGTAGTTTCTTTTTAAGAAAATTTTCATTTTTTTGGTTTATTTCCCATTTATGAACCCTTTTACCAAAATTATAACCCACATAGAAAAAAAACATATGGGAAACAATTAAAAATATAGTAAGAAAAAAATTCATAATTTATACAGATTTACTATATAAATATGTCAATCAATTAAATAGGAATCCCAATCTGAGAAACTTTTTTCTAAATATGATTTTAAAAAAGTGTAATAACTTGGTTTAAAAGGTTTTCTCAATAAAGTCATTTTAGACTCTTCAGGACTTTTATCACCTTTCTTCTTATTACAAGAATCACAACACGTCACTAAATTTAACCAATCATTCTTACCACCTTTAGATTTGGGGATTAAATGATCAAGGGTTAGGTTTTTATTACTATCACAATAAACACACTTAAAGTTATCCCGTATTAAAATATTTTTTTTGGTTAATACCACTTTAAAAAATTTTATTTTAACGTAGTTTAACAATCTTATAATACTTGGTGCTTTAAATGTTACTTTTTCGGATCTAAACATGGCGGTACCTTCTTTTACGATTTCCGCCTTTTCCTTAATAACTAATTTTAGTGCACGAGTAATATTGGTTATGTTAACTGGTGTATAGTCATAATTTAATACTAAAACCTTCTCCATAAGTTTATTGCCTTTCTACTTGACTCAGATTCAAATCCAATGTGGTATCTCTACCAAAAACCTTAACTATAACTCTTAATTTGTCTTTTTCTGGGTCTACGTCTAAAACAACTCCTTTGAAATTATCAAAAGGTCCGTCAATAACCACAATTTCTTCACCCTTACTAACTCGATCAACTTTCTTTTGAGATTGTTCCACATTACCAACAATCTTTTTAAATTCATCTTCATTTAACGCAACAGGTTTACCACTTGAGTCAATCAAAAATGAAGAAACAAATTTTGTTTGTTCAACTAGTTTAACAAAATCAGGATTTGGGGGTGTAGTTTTAAACTTAATAAACATATACCCAGGTAGTAAATTTTTATTTACCACTATTTTCTTTTTTCCTCTCATCCTAACTGTTTTTTCGTTAGGGATTAGAACTTCCTCAACACACTTATCGTATCCCTCAATATGAGGTAAAATGTCTTTAATCGAATTCTCTTTACCACTTAGAACTCTAAGGGTATACCAATTAGTATACTTCATAACTTTTAATAAAATTTTTTAGATTAATTTTGATTTTTTTAAATTAAAAGGGGGAGTTACCCCCCTTCTAATTACTTAGATGTAGTCTCTGTCGTTTCGGTTGATGCCGTGTCAGTAACTACAACTGCTGTGGTGTCTACACTCACAGTTTCCACTGTTGTAGAATCAGTTGCAGTTAATGTTTCATTTTCAGTACTTGTTGTACAAGAAGTAACAAACAAACCAGTTGCAACTAAGCAAATTGTAAATAAATTTTTCATGTTTTTATAAATTTTTTAATAAATATATCATATATTTATAAAAGAGTCAATAGGTATAAAAAATATGTTAAACTTTAAACAAATAAAAGAATTAGTTTTGATGGTGGAATCAAATGTCCATGATGATGTAATTGGGTCGGTTTTAAAAATAAATCCTAAAAAAGTAAAAAAACTATATAAGAAAGTTAAAAAATTTACTGTAAAGGATGTAGATGAAGATTCTGCAGGTGGAGGTTCGCCAGGAACTGCAGCTCCCGCTCAACCAACATCTAATAAATGGACAGGAGCATCACACGGAAGAGCCAATCCAATTGACCAAAACCATAAATGGGAATCTGGTGTCAACAGAGGTAAAGCAAATCAATTAAGCTAAAGGATGATCCTCAACATCGGGTAAATCATCATAATTGTAATTAGAATAGATAAAATCTTTTACAATTTCTTCGTCCTCATTTTCTTCTTTCCAAGATTCAAAATTAAAGTCAGTATTAAAATTATACTCATCTTCGTCTTCATTTAGGTTTATGTAATACTCCTTAAAGTCATCTTGTTGACTTACCCAATCATAATAAGACTCGGTTGATATAACTCTTACTGTTCCTTTCTCATCCCCTTCTACGATAAACACACAATGTAGATTTCCGTATGGGTCACTCTCAAATTCTAAAATTTCACTTATTGTATACATAATTGTTTTTAACAATTAAATATATCAATTTATTTAAAACGTTTCATGAAAGAATCAATTTGTTTATACAAGTCATAAACATTTGAATCATTTTGTATTTCATAGTCACAAACAATTTCTTGACATTCTAATTCCGAAGTGTGTTGACTATATACATTTTCTTTTGTATCTCTATTAACTCTAATTAAAATTCCACCTAACTCTTTTATTTTGTTAGATTCATGATGAAATCTAATGTCTGATATAACCACTCTAGAGTGTGGTCGAACCGACTCTAAAAAAGAGTATGGTAATTCTTTTAACATAGCATCAAAAACTGAATTAGACCATTTTGATTTTATGGTTTCATAATGGTTCATTTCTTCTTTATACCATTTCTCAAAACATTTAACCCAAAACAATCTACCAACAGAATCCAATTCAGGTATTGCTTTTGGTACTTCGTATTGGAATATTTCAGTACCCATTTTTTGTAGTACCTCTCTTGGTGAGACACCCCAAAAAGGGTCTATTACTTCTTTTTTATTGCCATATAATTGTTCGTGGTTAAAACCAAATATTTTGGCCATACCTTCTTTAAGGGGATCAGCAAAATTATATTTTTTAAAATAATAATTTTTACATAGATAATCCGCTATGGTATCTTTACCTGATTGTTTAGGTGCAACCAAACCTATTAAAATTTTTTCCATAAATTAAAGTGATTCTATTAAGTAAACCCAACAAATATAAGAATTTTTTTCGTAAGTATAAACAATTTCTAAAACATTATATTTTTTTTTATCGGGATGAAAAACCATTATCTCACCTTTTCTTGGTATCATTTTACTATTTTTTAATGTACCAAGAATATTACTATTTGAATCTACGAAATAAACTATTTCCTTTTTTCTAAACATCGATATATATTATATTATGATAATAGTACAAATAAAAGATAAAAATATCAATAGAGCTCTAAAAGAGTATAAAACTAAGTTTATTAAAACTAAAGTTGTTAAAGAACTTAATGATCGTAAAAATTTTAAAAAGAAGAGTGTAGAAAGACGAGAGGAAGTTCTAAAAGCAATACACAAAGAAAAGAAAAAAAGAGAAGGAGATAATTAATCCATCTCCATAAACATAGGACATAATACGTCCTGTATTGCGGAAAGATAGAAATTTGATATATCACTTTGTGAATCAGCGGTTGCACCTCTTAATGCACCTACTTTAGGTCTATCTTTATCATTTTCTTTGATATCCCTTTCCCATTTTTTAAATATTACTTCTAATCTATTTTTTGTTTCAGGTAATAATTCCATATTACGTAATTCACGTATTGTATTAACCATATATTCTATGGATTCATGATTATTACCTGTGGATAATTTATTACATATGTTACTAAGAAATTGTTTTTCATATGTTTCTTTTAATATTTTTTTAACTGAACTTTTCATAATAATAAATATGAAAACAAATAAAAAAACCCTCCGAAGAGGGTTTTTACTTTTATAGAGAATCTATTTGTTTTTTTATTTTTGCCGCCAATTCGTAGTCTTCATTTTCTACTGCAGATTTTAATTCTTTTTTTAGACTCTCCTTGTCTACGGTCTTTTTACCAAAATTGTTACTTGTCATCACATAAGAAGTCATTTTGGTAGTACCATCATTTGATACCCACTCTCTTTTCTCCCAAGTACCTTCTTCACTCTCACCCGTAGTAATTTCAATTTTCCCTTCATTTTCAGAAGTGTGTTTATTGAAATCAATGAACTCAAAATCATTTTTGTTGTCATTAAATAAATCATCAAAACTTCTAAAAAAATAGTTTGGGAACAACCCAAAGTAACCACGATTTCTTCCTTTTCTCATATTTTTTATTTTAATTAAATTGTTATTATGTTAAATTTAAATATAATAAAAATGCTATCAAAAGTCAATACCCAAGTTAAGACTCTCAGTACTATCAGTACTTTCTAATTTATCAATCTCATCAATCCATGTAGATTTAGAGTTTTTAAAATCCTCTATTATTCTTTGAGATTCAAAAATATAGTGTTTATGTTTTAAAAATTCTACTAAATAATCCGCAATTAATTTATGTTTTTTATTTACAGGAGAATTACTAATACCATATATTTGAGATACGACATAAAGACCGTTTGATATTGAGTTCAATTGAACTGCAGATCTATTGGTTTCATCGTGAATTATGAATAATCGAACTCTGTTCGATGTTATCTTTTCTTGGAAACCATTATTAGCAATACAATTATGCATATAATTACCACCCCACAAAAGATCGTATGTTGAAATTAACTCCTTCACATTTTCTTTATATTCAAAATCACTCAAATTTAACTTTTCTACAAATGGAGTTGATAGTGTAGTACGAATCTCATTATATTTTTCTAGGACAAAATTCTTATCAGTTAAATTTTTAGATTCTATATTACCGTTTATAATTTCTTTAGTAATGATATCACAAAACATATCTATTTCTTTAGGTAATAGTTTTTTTATGATATACATTAACTTTTCAGAGTCTTGAAAGTTAAGTTTTGATGCCATCACTAAATTACTAAACAATGGATGTTTAGATATAAAGTTATTGAAATGACGAACATTAGTGTCATTAAAATCACATAAATGAAATTTAGTGTTAGTTATGATTAGTGGATATAAACTACGTTCTTTAAGTATTTTAATTGCCTTATTTTTTTGTTTTAATCCTTGGCAATATAACAAATCCCAAAGAACCTTAACGTAATGAGGATTAATACTAAAAGATGGATTATAATATTTTTTTATTTCATCATCCAATTGACCGTACTTCTTTGGGTTCAAAGTATATAATTTTTTTTGATACCACATACTCATAGTTTCAGGATCGATGGTATTGTAACAATTCCACCATTCAGTATTTTTTGAAAATTTTAAGAATGATTTTCTATGTGCATTTTTTTGATGTTGAGCGTATGAAATTAAATCAAAATATTCTGATAATTCTGATTTATAAAGTTCAAACATATTTTTGTACTTCTCACCAAAAAATAATGTCATGTTCAATTTGATCTGATGGGCATTATCACTATAATGATGAAATTGAGAAAGAAATTTAAAACTTTTTTCTTTGTCTAAAAATGCACCTAAATCATTTTTCTTTTTTATCAACCTAATTGCCGAGTGTGCAGGAGTTACAGGTGTGGTACACTCTAATTGTCTACCTGTGATAAAATTAATAAAGTCTTCAGATATGATAAGTTCACTATCGGACAAATCAATACCAACTTTACAACAATTAATATCAAAAGAGTCTATAATTCTTTTGTATAAATTTTTTTCTTCAGAATCCTTTCTCTTAAACTCTACAAAAACATAATTTATTAATCCATCCCATTTAGTACTTTTAATTTGATACGAATTACTTACATCAGGATTGATTATGATGTTTTCATATCTATCAGTACCAATTACCTCTTCATTGGTTCTTATAGGTGTTGTGGTAAATGATTTAGAATTTTCGTCAGTACCAATTATAAAAACATCTAAGTCATTGATGGGATATTCTTTACCGTCAATTATAGATAGTATAGTATTAGCAACTGCACCACCAGATAAAAATCCTGATTCAGGTAATTTTTGTAACTTAGATAATCTATCCAAAACTAATTTGGACATTTCATGATTATTGAACGTCATATATAATAAATTAATTATTATTGAATGTGTATTTTCTAAGACCTAATACGTTTAGTGCCTCTTTACCTAATTGATAACATTCTTCAGTTTCTTCAGGTATTACATATTCATACTTACTATGTTGGTTGTAATAACCTGTAGGAAATACCGAACAACAAAATCCAAACTTTTGTACTAATTGTAGAACATCAGTAAAAGGATCGATTGAAAAATTATCAACATTGTAATTTTCTAACAAAGGTTTTACATCAGTCAAAAATTCTTCATTCCAAAGATTTTTACCCATTAATGTTTTTGAAAACCAATTTCTTGTCGGACCATCAAATTGAATTGCATAACCAACATTCTTAAAAAAATCAGGGTCTGCTTGTTTTGACCCTCTCATACCAATCTCCTCCTCAACAAAGAAAGCTGCTTTTATAGTATCAAACTCCAATAACATATTTAAACAGATATAAACACCTACCTTATCGTCCCCACCAATACCTGTTGGACTATCAGTAGATTCACACCAACCCATTAGTTTGGTTTTACCCTCAAATGGTTTTTCAATGATTTTAATTTTTTCATTATTAAGAATCATATCTTTTTGGTCGAAATGTACAGTATCCGTATGTGCAACAACACATGGGTAGAACTCACCCTTTTTGATTTTACCTTTTGTTACATATACATTATTATAATCATCAACTTCCCATTTCAATCCGTGTTTATCACAGAAATCAATAATAAAATTAACAACTCTATCTTCCATACCTGAATATGAAGGAATCTCAAGAACTTCTTTTAGCGTAACCATAAACGTGATTTTTAAAATTTAGTCTACAAAGATATAAACTATTTTTTAAAAATCCAAATTTTTTATAAAGATTTTAACATTTCAATCAATTTTGGGTGTGGATATATGTCGATTTTATCGTATCTAACTGAACAATGGGTAAATACACCTCGTTCACCACTTAGTGCCCTAGCATTTACATCAAAAATGTCAGGGTTATACGTTAAAGGTATATTATATGTTTCACCCCAATATCGCAATAGTTTTTCTACCGATTCTATTTGACTATCAGTATAATTGTGAAAATATTTAAATCCTCTAAAAGGAGTAGACAATTCTATTACATCTTCTTC